AACGCAAGGAAGCCGAAGAGCGAGAGGCAGAACGCAAACGCAAAGAAGAGGAAGAAAAGCAAAAGGCGGAAATGGCACGCCAGCAAGCTGAAATGAACGGATTATTTTCTGAACAGGCTTCTATGCAGAATTATCAGCCCAAAGTAAAAGTCACTCAAAAGATAGAGTTACTTAACCCTGAAGGTATCATGCCAATACTCTCAATGTGGTGGAGTAAAGAAGGGTGCACACTTTCGGTTGAAGAGTTGAGTAAGTTATTCAAGAAACAAATTACGTTCTGTGAAAAACTGGCTAGCAAGGATAGTGTCTATATTGAAAATGAGAGTGTACAATATATTGACGATGTGAAAGCAAAGTAACCATGAGTCACAATCCCGATACATATTACAATCGTAGTGAGGTTAGTAACTCTGACCTCACTGAACTAAAAAACATTCTCCATCCTCGGATGCAATTCGGTGATAAAGAAGCTGCATTTCGTTTCGGCTCGCTGGTAGATGCAATTATTACCGAACCAGCACGAGTAGACTACTACCGCCTAACAGTAGATGATGAACAATATACCGAAGATGAGTTCCGACATGCACAAGAAATGCAGAAGGCACTTCGCATGGAAGCACGCCGCGATGAGTTCCTTTTTAAAGTGCTTGGTTATGCCGAAACACAGCGTTTCATGGTAAACACACAACAACAATTTACTTATTGTGGTTTCCCCTTTTCACTTGATACACGATGTAAGTGGGATTGGTGGCTCGGTCTTTTCGGCGGTGATCTTAAAACCACATTTGCCTCAACACAGCAACAGTTTGAAGAAGCGATTGACTTCTTCGATTGGGACAGGAGTCGTGCTTGGTATATGGACATTGCAGGTTCCAACCGTGATTTCATTTATGCTATCAGCAAAAAGAACTGCAAAGTATTCAAGAAGTTCATCAATCGGGATGATAAGGTCTACAACCGTGGACGCGAGAAATATGAAGAATTGGCTTTCCAGTACTGGTGTTTAACTCCACAAGACAATTAACAATGGATATATATTGCAAAGTAACTCAATATGGATTAGTTCCTCTGTATAATACAGACCTCGAACTAAAGAAACACTTGAAGATTGGTAATGTAGTCAAGTGTAAGGTTAGCAATCCCCGCAATTATGAGCACCACAAGAAGTTTTTCGCTTTGGTACGCCTTACTTTCGACAATTTGCCCCTACCATTAGTCGAAAAATGGCATATACATAATGAACAGGATATGCTTCGCAGATTCAAACGTGACCTTGGCTACTTCACTAACACTCTCAACGAATATGGTGAACATGAAATAGAGTATCTCAGTATATCGTTTGCCGCCATGGAACAACACGAATTTGAGAGGTTCTATAACCAATGCATTGACCTTGTTCTCAATAAGTACATCAAAGGAATTGACAAAGATGATTTAATCACAGAAATAGAAGAATTCAAATGAAACCACAGGTAGGACAATATCATTACTCTCCACACGGACGAGGATTCCGTATATACCGCTATACAGAGGTAACAGATAATTTTCAGTCAGCCTCTCCGGTACTTAACGAGCCAATCTTCTACGACCGTGAGAAAGCAAAGAAACGTGTTTATGAACTTAATGGATGGAAATACAATGAACAGACTCAAACATCATCTGCGCGTTGAACCATACGACTACCAACGTGAAGGTATAGTTTATGGACTGGAACACCGCCGTCTTATTATCGGTGACGAACCGGGATTAGGAAAGACATTGCAAAGTATCGGCATTGTTGATACAGCCAATGCATATCCTTGTCTTGTTATCTGCCCGTCCTCGCTCAAAATCAACTGGCAACGCGAGTTCGAGAAATTCACGGATAAATCAGCGGTCGTTCTTGACAATGCTGTACGTACGACATGGAATTACTTGTTATCTATGGGAGTGCATCAGGTAGCAGTGGTAAATTACGAAAGTTTGCGCAAATATTTTGTTTGGGACATCAAAGCGGAAAGTAAGCTGTTCCGTCTTAAAGATGTTGTATTCTGTCCTCAAATACAAATGTTCAAGTCAATCATCATCGACGAAAGCCATCGTGTGAAAGACCCGTCTGCACAGCAAACAATCTTTACCAAAGGTTTGTCTGTTGGCAAGGAATGGATAATACTCCTGTCAGGTACCCCCGTTGTCAACCGTCCGGAGGATTTGATAGCACAACTTTCTATCATGAACAGATTAAACGACTTTGGCGGTCGCGGAAAATTCATAGCTGACTATTGCACTGACCCAAAAGACAAGGATGCAGAACCGGCTGTACCACTTTCCGAACTATCTCGGCAACTCTATGATACTTGCATGATACGCCGTGAAAAAGCAAAGGTACTTCCCCAGCTACCTGATAAAACACGAGTAGACCTATATGTCGATATATCCAACAGTGCCGAATATAATCTTGCAGCTTCCGATCTCGCTACATACCTACAGGAATATACAGAATGTACAGATTGGGAAATACGCCGCAAGATGCGTATGGAAGCACTTGTGAGATTCATGACGCTTCGTTCCTTGGCCACCAAAGGTAAAATAGCACAAGCTGTAGACTTTATCAAGACATTCCTTGACAGTGGCAAAAAACTGATTGTGTTCTGCTCGCTTCATGAGATTGTGGATGAACTACAAAGGGTATTTCCGAAAGCCGTCACGGTTACAGGGCGCGATAGCGCAATAAACAAACAGGCTTCTGTGGATGCTTTCCAAAACAACCCAAATGTGCAGCTCATCATCTGTTCCATTAAAGCAGCCGGCGTTGGTCTCACACTCACAGCTTCCTCAAATGTAGCCTTCATTGAACTTGCATGGACATATGCAGATTGCTGTCAATGTGAAGACCGTGCACACCGTATAGGGCAAAAGGACAATGTAACCTGTTATTATCTGCTTGGTCGTGGTACAATCGACCATACGATATACTCTCTTATTCACCGTAAGAAATCCATCGCATCCGAGATTATGAACTCTGACGATGATATTCCGACCGATGAAATGTATTTCAATGAATTGGTCAAATCATTCTTAACAGCATCAGGATAATGGAAGTATGCAAAACAGATATGCAGAAAATTATCAAATATCTTGATGACGCTGCAAGAATGTATGACAATCACCCCGGACAACGTAATGTATGTCGCGCATGGGTAATAAGACAACTAATAAAAAAACTGAATAAAAAATTAGTAGTAACCAGTAAATAAAGTAATATGAGAATCTATTTCGATATAATATTTGTGGTTTTAAATGTCATCCTTTTTGCTTTGAACTTTCATTTTGCCTTAGAATCCAAATCATCTAAGTCATATACGTATGCCATCTTAGGAATGACTTTTGCCATTGCAGCTATCGTCTTACTTCTATCTACCGATTCAAATCAAGAATAAAAATAATATGGCAACACATCAAATAACAATAGCAAAAGCATCCAAGAATGACTTTGAGAAAGTATACAATCTGCTTTCTCCGATGGAGGAACTCTTCAATAATAGGTGGAGTAATGAGGAAAGCTGGACAGAGTGGGATGATGACAACGAGGATAAACTGGAACTTCTTGCCATCCGTAAAGAAATAGCCGAGGAAGAATACTGTGATGAGGATGAAGTGGACAACCGTCTTGTCTTATACGAGTTTATTAAACGCAGAATGAGATTATGCGGATGCAGCAACTGGCAGCGCGTTGTTACTGCCGCCGAATGTCTGATTGACATCTTCTGCGATCCGCAAGAGTCTTGTCTTGCCTGGCGCCCGGATTTGAAGCGTGCGATGTATAATACGATGCTGGGTGAATAATAATTTAAAACAATAGGTAATGAACATTGGATTAATAGACGTTGACGGTCATAACTTTCCAAACTTCGCTCTTATGCGTGCCTCTGCATATCATAAGGCAAAAGGCGATCAAGTAGAATGGGCTACTCCTTTCAACAGATATGATAAAGTTCTAGCGAGCAAAGTGTTTACTTTCACTCCAGACTTTAATTATATGACATTACAAGCTGATATTATCGAAAAAGGAGGAACCGGTTATGATATTCATAAGAAGCTTCCATTTGAAATATCTTGTAGCACACTCATGGATTATTCCATTTATCCACAATATCATTTTTCTATTCAGTTCTTTTCAAGAGGCTGTATCCGGAAATGCCCATTTTGTCTGGTTCGGGAAAAAGAGGGCTACATCCGGTCCGTCCACCCTGTAGACCTGAATCCCAAGGGAGAATGGATAGAAGTATTAGACAACAACTTCTTTGCAAACCCGAGATGGAAAGAAGCTATTGACTATCTTATAAAAGCTGGACAAATGGTTAATTTCCATGGTGTTGATGTCAGGATCATGAATGAGGAGCAAGCATTTTACTTGAGTAAGTTGAAATTGAAAAGAAGAATCCACATTGCTTGGGATTTACCGGATATTGACCTTACTGAAAAGCTAAAAGAAGTGACTAAATATATCAAACCTCGTAATTTGTCTTGCTATGTTCTAGTCGGCTTTAACTCAACAATTGAACAAGATATATATCGGTTAAACCGACTTAAGGAGTTGGGAATCTCACCTTTTGTACAACCATACCGAGACTTTAATAATGATCGCAAACCAACATTATACGAAAAGGATATTGCACAGTGGGCTAACAAACATCAAATATTTAAATCTTGTGATTTTGCCGACTTTTCACCACGAAAAGGATTCAAGTGCAAATATTATTTAAAACAATTAGAATAGAAGTAAAATAAAATAGCCCGTAAACACCTTGTAGTAATCAGTAAGTTTGGAATGGAACAGATGGCCAACATCGACAAACATTAAGATACCATCTATCCTCGTTAGTCTTGCTTGCGTTGGCAGTACGAGTTACAAGGTCGAAACAGTAGCAGAGGAAAACCAAATTAACGGGAAATGCGGGCTATTTATAAATAACTAAATAGAGCTATGGATGAATTTTATATGGTATTTGTAGAAGGATGCGCCACTCCTACCTACAAACATGAGAATTTGGAAAGCGCCGAAAATGAAGCGAAAAGACTTGCTACTCTTCTTAAGAAGAAAGCATACGTTTTATGTACAATAAAATCAATTGAAGATACTCAGTACAAAATTGAGGATTGTAGACCTAACGGAAGTGATTTACCATTTTAATAAAAATACAACAATGAAGAAAATTG